GCAATTCAGGTTTATTTTCACGGCTTGACCTTCAAGGCCCAACCAGATGGTATTTCTGGGAGATGTTACGCTCGGATTCTGTAGAGTAACTCAGAACAACTACGAAGATTGTTCCTCCATTGCTGAGAGCGTGAGAAATCACGTGTTGTGCGCAGGGGGAAATCGGGCCAAGTGTTTTGAGAGTAAGGTACATCTTAGTTAGAACCACTACTATTAAAAGTGGCCGTGCTTCCGGACAAAGTATTAGCTAATCCAAATGACAACTCATACAAGGACTAGAGTGGAAGGGACCCACCCGACAAGATCCCAAAGAAGACTCCAAAATCTCAATGAGGAGCCACCAACCGGTGAGAGCTTAGCCATCCGCTCTGATAATAATAACGATGGCAAATATGTAAATAGAAGTTTGGACAATCATCATCAACCGATATTAGTCCAAGCTGGATCTTCTGTGGTGAAGAAATCCGGTCTCGGCCCTAATGCTACCTATAAGCAGAAAAAAGGGAATAATGACAATAGTAAGAACCGGAAAGTAAAGAAACAAGAAGATAGGGAGGAGACGAGTAAAACTAAGAAAAAGAGTAAGTTTGCGCATTTAAACGGCATAGCCGTCAAAACTGACCTTTTCGACGATCTCACTGATGAAATACCGATAGTTGAAACTGACTTCGGTGAGATAGTGTTTTATAAGTCTGTAGAGGGAGCGACCGTGTATAATAAAAATGTAAAATATGGAGTAGATTGGTTCACCATCAAAAATAGCAAGCTTTCCAATGCGAAATTGTTTCCAAGGAACCGTACCCGCTATGTTGAAGAAGATAACCCGTATGTTCATTTTAGTTATAAGACCTGTTACGAAGTAGAAGCTTACACACCAGTATTATTCAAGCACGCCCACAACCGACCTGTTGGATGCGCTGCCTACGTCATCAAAGCGATGAGTGGGAAAGAATATTCCGGCATTGACCTTAAAACAAGGTTGAATTTAGTGGATGTGTTAAGCAACTGCGACCCAGGTTACCACGTTTGGCTCCGAAGAGGGATTTCCAGTTACACATGTTTCACGACCACTTCAAGGAAGAACGTGAACAAGGAATTGATCCGAAATAGTAAAGTGTTAATCATAGAAGCTCACGCTGACGGAACTAGTCACGTGTGGCTTGGCACTAAACCAACCAGCCCCTTCACCATAGACATCAAAGAAGGTGAAGAAAAGCTGGCTAGCGTGATTAATTTTGAACCTGGAATCGATCTTAACAGAGTTGCCCCCGCCAGCAAGAGCACCCATCAACATGGAACCAATAATGGGTTTTTTGGTTGCTCACGCGCCGAATGGGCAGAGATCGATAAGGAGATACGACAAGCCAGAGAAGCTTTGATTATTAATTCGAACATTGAAGATTTATTAGCTCGAATTAATAATTTTCCGGTTCTCTGTGCCAAATACGGGCTACAACTCAATAAAGCATGGGCTCGTTTGTTTTTTGGTCATAATCCTTTCCCTCAATTCGCTGACAACATCCAAGCCAGAATGATCATTCATAAAAGACTGACTTCTGATTGGCCCTCGCCGTTTGGTTATGTCAGCTCCTGGACTGATCCCAATGCACATGCGGAATTCAAATTGCCTGATGGCGCTCCGCAGGACAGAACAGCAGTTAATGGTATTTGGGAACATAACGGTCAAAAACGAGTAAGAACCTTTTTGCATTTTAACGAATCCCAACATTTTAACGCTAGTTTCACACAGAATGATTGGGATGAACTGGTGGACGAATGTAAAGCGCAGTGGGCAGCAATGGGCTTCTGTAACAGTCAACGGGAAATATTGTTGAACATGGAAACCATCCACTCACAAGCAGCTTTTCTTTGGTTAGGGGCTATTAACACTTGGGAATGGAGCTTAGCTCACTTTCATTTCACTCTCCCTTTCAGGGTGAGCTCACTCTCCCCTGGGTTGGCGAACGGACCTATCATACACCGTGGAACTCAAAATCATCCCCGTTTAAAGACTTCGATTGTGACGATTAATGGTATCAGAAGAACGATCATCGATGGTAGTCCCGGTAATGTAGTAGCTGGAAGGTATGATGATTCCTCCTACTGGCGCGTTAACGCAGCTCGAGACTGGGCTCAAAACATGATGAACCAACCTGTAATACACCCTGTTGACGCGTTCAATGAACCTGAGGACACCGAAGCCTTGCGAGAAGTCTTAGCAGACAGGGATGTTCATCTAGGAATCCAAGCTGGAGACATTGATTTATTACACGGCAATGTGGATGAACAACCCGTTCAACCTAATGCACCAGCTAACGAACCCAGAGTGTTGGAGGTTCGCATGCCCACCGTCGAACAAATCAATCAATCATTCCCAAACGGACAACTGCCTCAAGAACTTGAAATATCTGAAATGACTGTCTTTGACAACATTTCAGAAATTTGGGGGGTCATCCGCGAAGAGATGGTTGATGGATTCAACACTGAAATCGTTAGATTCAACGCTTTGAAGGACGAAATTCGTGATTATTGCGTTGCGACTATCTCCAAAGTGGAAAGTTTTCTCAAAAAACATTCTCAAAAAGCAGGGTTGCGTGGTTCGATTTGCAAATTCTTGAAGAGGGCTCTCAAATTATTCAAGAATATCCTCTCCGGACAATATACAGGTGTTGAAGCCATATATGATTTTTTCAAACTTGTCGTTCGAGCTTTTAGATCTAAGGAAGAATCTGAAATCCCGGAAATTACCAACTGTGTTCACTGTATCCGACAAGGCACGACCTACTTCGACATTAACGTGTGCGCACAATGTCTATACAAAGTGCGACCTGGAGATAACGATTTCACCTGTGCTGAATGTGGTCATGTTGGTTTTGCTTGGAGAGGTGACGACAAATGTGTTGCTTGTGTTGGCTTGGGTAAGTACGCAGCCTACATCAGGACCATGCCATGGTGTGCTTATACCGTGGATCTCTACATGAGACTGAGGACACGTTTTTCAAACAGTTCAATTTTCACAGAAGAACAAATCAGAGTGTATATGAGTCAATTGAACCCGAATGGAACCTTATTTCCTCAAGAGGTGCTAGATCGAGCGGCAGAAGCAGCGCAAAATAATAATAACGCTCATAACGCTACTACTGAAGAAGCCAATCCACCACCAACCGAGGAAGACGCTGAAGAAGACGAGGAGGATGATGACATCGATGATCCTCCCGAGCTGAATACCCCTGAAACTAACGAGCCAGTGAATAGGATTGATACACCTAATAGACCTGATCGTCCTTTACCCACACCTCCAGTTTCAAGAAGCTCTCTCCCAGCACCCGAGGTAGTTGTCACTACTCTCCCCGTGAACCAAGAATTACCTGAGGAAGCTGAAACAGTTCCACGAACCCGTGTGACTGAATTTCGTGATGATGACATAAAAGAAGAGGAATTCGAAGACGAAGAAAAGTGGACGATGGAAGATTTTGAGAGAATGATTGGCACCAAGAGCACCGATGTCGACGCCCGGATCCGAGAAGAACAAGACTTAGCATACGCTGAAGCTTTGGCAATTGACCAGGCCAAGAATGCCACACAACAACAAGAACAATTGCAAGCTGAGCTGCCGACCCCATCCAATGATAACGCTGATTTCTCGATGGTGCCATACGTTCCCAATACTCCTGAACAATTAAGAGGAGTCCGTCTCGCTCATTTCTCATTCAAAGACACCAACGATCCCTATATAGTCAACATGATCCGCGTTCCCTCACCCCACCCACTCTTTGATGAAGCGTTGGAAATCATCAAAGGTAAAACCTCTCCTCCAGCGATTGATCAAGCCATCGTCATGCCAGTTCGTGCTGTTTTACCAGCTTTTGGACTTCCGCCGATGATGCCAGCCCCACTTCCACCAGGTGAGGTTGAGATCGTGATCCCGCCTAGAGTTGAGCATCCTGAAGGACGTTGGGTTATCCCACATGATAGAATCACCGTTGATTATCGTTTACCGCCAGTTGGGCCTCCACCAGCTGGTCGTTACACCACAGCCAATGTCATCCCAGGCTATTCTGGTTGGGTTAGACAGTGTTGGGATTACGGATCAAGCGAAATTGGGAACTCTACTCTTTTTAAACAAATACTTTGGGCTTTTAAGGAGTTCATGACTGATTTCGATGCCGGATTTTACGACGCGTTCAGGATGGGAAAACATTCAATGTTTTGGTGCTATCGTATTGGTAATAAATACACGGTAGATTTTAGAGGAGTTGATAGACGTGCTGTCCAATTTAGAAACATACAATTGCGCGTCAGAAACCCCAGATTCACGTGTGTCGAAATCATCGCTGCAGTCGGAAACAACCTCAACCGGGGACAAACTGTTAACTTAAGAGATTTGCAATACAAAAGACTCTTGGTTTGCGATGAATACGTTGACGCATTATTTCCGCACGCGAGATTGAATAACGTGACCTCAAGCGCTGATATTGAATGGTTGAAATCTGTCGAACAGAGCACCACCTTTGGTAGCATTAATATAACTCCGCAAGAAGTTATCGACTCACGACAGTATTTTGTCATTCGCGCTTTTCAAAACCTTGGCATGTCATCAGTCAATCGGTTGTCAAACAACAACCAACCTGCTAGATGACGACGCGCTTGGTGTTTATTTGGTTACACTGTGGACACAGACTTCCCAATCCACATGTGTAACCCGAAACCTGGTTTCAAAATAGTGGGAGTCAAACAGTTGGTCAATGACACGACCCGACCAAACTTTGTCAACAACGGTGCGATGCTTAAAGGAGCTGCGCCTTTCACACCAAGTATCAAGAGCCAAAGAAATTGTTTGGCTGCTTTTTTCAAACGATCCGCAATGTGTCACCCAATAACACATTCACTCAGGTTGGAATTCGAAGCATTTATACACAACGATTTCATCCCTAATTACTTGAGACCACAGTCTGGCAAATGGAGAATGCTAACTGATGATGAGGCCATTGATCGTATGCCTTTCACTGAAAAGATGAAGAAACGATTAAAATTGTTGTTGAGAGACCGTAATTTCGACAACACGGAGCTAAGCAAATCTTTGTGCAAGTTAATTGCTTTCATTAAACTTGAATTCTACACAGAGAAAAAATACCCGCGTTTTATTATGCCACGTAGCGTGTATTATAGAGTCTTATTTTCGAAGTTAGCAGACGCGATCAATCATTGTATTTATGGATGGGACTGCACCATAAAGAAAGTCCCCTTTTCCGAAAGGGGCCAACATCTCCGAAATAAATTTGGGGATGGACCTTGTTCTGAAATTGATTGCACCGCTTTTGAAGGAAGTACTGACGCTTGGCTAATGAATCACATACAACGACCGATATACCATGAATTCGCCCAAGGGAATGATGATGGCCTAATTGATAGATTCATTGACGTGAAGAGTGGACAACAATACTATTCCACTGCTGGACTTGAACTAGAAGGACCAGCAACACTCACCTCCGGCGATGCTGACACAGGCCATTGGAATTTGATCATAAATTTCACAATTATGTGTTTTGCTAGCGTGAGGGTAACCGGATTTTATCCGGTTGCGTCCATTGAAGGGGATGATGGGGTCTTTAAACCCATCCCTTATGTTGAGTCAATTTACCGAGGTATCGGTTTCACCGCCAAACTTAAACACCACGATTCACTGGAAGATGCTTCCTTCTGCCGTGTGTATTGTGGCGGTGTTGCCAATCTCACTGACCCTGTTTATGCCCTTGCTAAACTAGGTTGGAGTGATTCCAAATACATCGGTGCTGATCCTAGGAAAAAATTGGGGTTAGTCTTAGCTAAAGCCATGAGTTATTTAGTACAATATTCCGGTTGTCCCGTTATTGGACCAATCTGTGACGCTATAATAACCAAGCTTAAAGACTATAACCCTATCGCTCCCGAAGATTGGTGGGAACACAACAAATACCTTCAATGGAAACCCGAGCTCAGGAACCGGGTCCCTGTCGCGCAAGACAGGAAAGAGATAGAACGACTATTCAACCTCTCAGTTCTTGACCAGATCAATATCGAAAAAGAATGCTTAAGTTCGATCGATTCTTGGAAATTCGACGGAGATGATTGCTTGACAAGCCCCACGGCAATCTGCTACATCCGCGAACATTTCCCCGATTGGATAACATTCTTTGAAACGAACGTATTGTACGTCCCAACCATGGGTAAGATCTGGAGGACTCACTTTCTCAGCGATTGGCCATCAGATGGCAATTGCTGGACCTCAATGACTGAATTCTACTATTAAGCATTGAGGCTTAGGGTGCGCCCAAGGCTGTCACAAAATCAGGATGCATAACCTGTGCCATTTGACATGAAAGAGCACCCTCTGCGGAGGTTTGGGAATGGCCCCAATTCACCGACTGTGTACGAGTTTGACCGACG